CATATCACAGTTTGTCTGGCACGTCTGTCGCAACCGCGACAGACGATTTTTTTTTATTTCTTCCCTAATAGGAGGTGGCGGGGGTGGGTGGGCCCGCCTGTTACTCTCTGTGTGTATTTGGATTGGGATTTGGAGAGGGGGGAGGGCCATTTTTGGTACGTCAGTTGCATGCAAAAGCTTCGCCCAGTTTTAGCCAAATTTAGAACCTGTTTAAACTTGGCCTCCCCAAAACACCCCCCTTGTTGTTTTAAATGCAATCAGGGGTTATATTTATATAAATTTCAAAACTTGGCCTATGCACTCTACAAAACCCAATGACGTACAAGACGAACAGCTACGCCTAGAACTTCGTCTTAGATTGCTAGAAGCGCAGGACCGTGCAACTACAGACTTTCTGTCTTTTTGTCAGTACGTGTGGCCTGAGATGATTGTCGGGGAACATCATCGGCGTATCGCCAAAGCCCTTGACCGTGTCATTACAGGCGAGTGCAAACGCCTGATGATCGCGATGCCTCCACGGCATGGCAAGTCCCAGCTTGGGAGTTACTTGTTTCCGGCGTATGTGATGGGCCGGAGCCCCGATACTAAATTAATTGTTGGCTCTCACACTGCTGAGTTAGCGCAGCGTTTTGGCCGAATGATTAGAAACCTTGTTGATGACGAGAAATACAAGGAATTGTTCCCGAAGATGGCGCTTTCTGTAGACAGCAAGGCTGCCGGACGGTGGAACACGGCCCAAGGTGGGGAGGCCTTTTTCATTGGTAAGGGCGGTGCGATGACCGGGCGCGGTGGTAATGTTGTTGTGTTGGATGATATTTTGGACGAGCAGGATGCTTTGTCGGACACGGCAATGGAGAACACGTGGGAGTGGTACACCTCTGGCCCCCGTCAGCGATTACAGCCGGGCGGCGCTATTATTGTGATCAATACGCGGTGGAAAACGGATGATCTGACGGGACGATTGTTAAAGCAGCAGGGCTATTTAAAGTCGGATCAGTGGGAGGTGTTGGAGTTCCCTGCTATTTTGCCGAGTGGCCGGCCGTTGTGGCCTGATTACTGGAGCCTTGACGAGTTGGAGAAGGTCAAGGTATCTATTGGCTTGAAGAAGTGGAATGCCCAGTGGCAGCAGCAACCGACGAATGATGAGGGTGCTATTTTGAAGAGGAACTGGTGGCGGAAGTGGAAGCATGAGGAGCCACCAGAGTGTGAGTATTTGATTCAGGTGTATGACACGGCGTACTCGAAGAAGGAGACTGCTGACTTTTCTGTGATCAGTACGTGGGGCGTGTTCTATCCTGATGCTGATTCTGGTGCCAATTTGATGTTGTTGAATGTGAGGAAGGGCCGTTGGGACTTTCCGGAACTCAAGCGCATGGCCAAGGATGAGTATGTGTATTGGAAGCCTGATAATGTTTTGATTGAGGCGAAGGCTACTGGTACGCCGCTGCAGCAGGAGTTGCGTCGCCTTGGAATTCCTGTCAATATGTTTTCTCCGGGCGGCAGGAGAACGGGCCAAGACAAGGTATCCCGTGCCAATGCTGTTGCACCGTTACTTGAGTCCGGGATGATTTGGTATCCTGAGGGCAAGGAGTGGGCCGAGGACCTTGTAGAGGAATGCGCGTCTTTTCCTAACGGGAACAATGATGATCAGGTGGATACTGCGGTGATGGCGTGGACTCGGTTTAGACAGGGCAACTTTATTGCGTTGGAGTCGGATGATAATGACGAACCGGAGGTTAGTGATAGGTCGGTTGAGTATTATTGAAATGCCGCATAAAATACTAAAACATTTGACAAGGATCTCGGACCATGGCCGCTCAAAGCAATGCCCAACAGACATTTGAAGAGTTAGTTGCTGCTGTTAAGCAAGCGGAGAGCCGCGGCAAGCGTTACAAGGATGATGGTAAGACTCTGACGACGAGTGCTAAGGGTGCTTTGGGTGAAATGCAGGTCATGCCCAAGACCATTAGGAATCCCGGCTTTGGTGTAGTTCCTGCTAGAGATAAATCCCCTGACGAAATTGCGCGGGTCGGTGTGGATTACTTGCAGGCGATGAAGCAGAAGTATGGCGATACAGAGAAGGCTTTGATTGCTTATAACTGGGGACCGGGGTCCACGGACAAATGGATTGCTGCGGGTGCTGATCCAAAGAAACTGCCGGCGGAAACTCGCACTTATGTAGAGCGTGTCAAGGGATTCCTTGGCAAAGATGTTCCACGTGAAACATCTGTTGCAAAGAAAGAGCGTGAGCCGTTGCCCGCGTCCCTTCCTCCGATGGCGCAAGCGGATATTAAATCTAATGTAAAACCAGAAGCTGCAGCAAGAGTTGCAAGTCTTGGCCCGGGCTATCAAGCGGCGTTGGCTTTGTCGTTCTTGGCGGAGACGGACGATGAGGAGGATCGTAAGACGACGATCACGCAGGAGTATTTGGCCAAGGCTCAGGAGGATGAGGATGATCGGGCAGCGACAGCCGCAATAGCCAAACGGCAGGCCAATGTTTTTGCTGACTTGTCCAATACGACAATCCGTTCTCCTTTTGCCGAGCCACAGCAGCCGGTGCGGATGAAGGAGGGTGGTGAGGTAGAAGATCTAACAAAGCCATCCTTTGGCAATCCTAATATCCGCAGGCAAGGCGAGGCAGCAAGGAGACTTGCTGCGATGCGGGATGTCAATACATTACCCGACCCTAAGACCTACGCAGCGGTAGCCGGGGCCCTTGGCACACGGCCCGATCAAATGGGGTTTAGTGTATTAAACCCCAAGTACAAAGAAATAATGGACGTAGCCAATCCTGCTTTTTATGCAGGTACAGCGCTACAGATAGCCCCTGTGGCTCAGGGTCCCGGAATGGGACGCATGGTGGGTGCGGCGGAAAGAGCTTTGGAGCCAGCGGTACGAAGAACGCTGGAGGGTGGCGGTAAGGCATCTGAGATGTTGCAGGCTTTGGCGGCTCCTCCTTCGCAGATGTTTGTTCGTGCAAGGCCGGAAGCAGCAGCGCGGCACGCGGACCTGCAGGCTCAAGGCTTGTCACCGGAACAGATCCGTGCGCAGAATTTAACTTTGGTGGATAACCGTGGTAATTTGTTGGAAGAGATCAGTGATGCGCCAGCAGTTTTACAACAAAAGACTGCATCTGTGCCGCGCATGTACTACGATATGTTGAAGCACCCTGAGCTTCAAAGCATTTACCCAGCGTATGACATGCCTGATGTGTTGATGAAAACAACAAGGCGCAAAGATGCACCGTTGGCTACGGCTTCTTATGGGGACAAAGAAGGAATTGAAGGAACAGTGCGTAGTTTGCCGGGTGATGATGTTGGGGGCATGGTCCGCGGAACTTTGTTGCACGAAGGCCAGCATGCAATTCAGTCCATAGAAGGTTTTACAGAAGGTGCAAACCCCAGTTCTTTTGTTGCTTACATTAAAGCAAAACGCGGTACATACAACGAGGATCCTACGGTCAACGAAAATGTTATTCGGGGGATGGAAAGAATATATCCAAATTTGTCTGAAGTTACAGACAGGATAGGGCAGGATCTTAAAGCCAGATATGGCAAAGTTTTTCCTTCGGACAGGCGCGTGGGGGAAGCTTTGTATAGGCACATGCCGGGTGAAGTGCAGGCGGACTTGGCTCGTATTCGCGGTAATTTGACGCCGGAAGAACTTAAAGCAACGCCGCTTGAGGCATCGATGCAGCAGTTAAATATCAATCCTGCCAATATTTTGGAAATGAACAAGGGTGGTTCTCGCCTTGACAGGCAGATTGGTGATCTGGAATATGATGTGTATGGCTACGCTGATGGTGGTCCTGTGTACCGTGCAGACGGAAGTCCTGAAGAGGGTGAGCGTTTAACACCGCAGCAGATAGAAAGAATCGCGGCCCAAGAAGCAGCAGCCAGAGAACAAGCCAGCACAGCGGCGTTTATTGCGCAGAAGTCTGGTATTGGTCGCAAGGCTGGCCCTGTTTCGCAAGCGTTGCAGTCTGGTCAGGGTCAGATAGAGTTTCTCAAAGGCATGACCAACGTACCGCAAAATATTTTGGGTGCGCCAATGGATATTTCCAACATGATTGCCAACGTGTATGGCGGTGGTGTTGAGAAACCTTTTATGGGCAGTGAATACATTAAGGAAGGACTGCGTAAGAAAGGCCTAGGGTTTACCCCATCCACTGATCCTACCTTGGCTGCCTTTTATGGTGCGGGTGATCTAGGCAGTAACCTTGTCAACCCTGCAGGTGTCACGCGCGCGGGCGTGCAGGCGGCGGGGAAAACGGGCGAAGCGGCAAAGATGTTAAGCAACATGGCAGGTCAGGAACTTAATGCTGCTTTGATGAGTGAGCGTCCCGGCACATTGCTGGATATGTTTACAGCCCCGGCTCAGCCTAAGTTTATCCGCCGCCCTGCTGGTGGTGTATTTCCAACGGCAAAGAATGTAGAAGAAGAGCCAATATCTTCGTTGGATACGGCAATAAAAGGTTATATAGGAACGTTAGACCTTATTAGAGCACCAGCCGAAAACAAAGAGGCGGCAAAGCAGTTTATTGATACAAAACTTCGCGACTACTTTAAGACTAAGGCAGGCAGCGTATCTGATCCGCTACGCGAAGCCTTGATTAGTGGCCGTATTAAGATTCCAAAAGATACGCCATTAGAAGAGCAGTTCCCACAGGCCCTGATTAATGCTTCAAGGGCAGGCGATGTCACGGCGATGAAGGAAATAGAAAAACGTTTTGACCGGATGATGAATGTAAGTAATTTCCGTGTTAAGCAAGCAGTGGGTGGGATAGACGACAGGGAGGCAGCAGAGTCGTTTAAGCAGACAATTTTGCAACAGATGAAAGCTAACCCCAGCATCATCCCTGATGAGTTTTTGTTAAGGCTGTCTAAAAAAGATGCCGACGTATTGCCTCCGCAAAAAGCGGAAGAAACAATAAAAGAAATAAGGCAAAAGCTTGCCGACAATCCAACATTGTTTAACACAATATACGAGCCAAAAATTTCTCGTTTGATAGATGATCAACTAATTGAAAATATAAGCCCAAGTAGCATTACTCAATATGCTGATCTGTATCCCGCTTTAGCAAATGCACCAAAGCGGCAAGAAGGGATTATGGCGTTACAGGCAGATGTGCCCATTACGGATTTAACGTACATGGGCATTCCCGATGCATTTGGCATGCAGAGGTATGAGTTTGCACAAGAAATAATGAAAATGGATCCTAAAGATCTTGCACAGATGAGCGTGCCTGAGTTTTATGCTAAGGCTATCCCATCCTTTGCAAAAGCGGAAGCATTTAAACAAACAGTTAACAGTGTTGATAAATTGGCTAAAGCAGGAAAACCCGTTCCTGCGAATCTTGGTCAATTTGGCACTAAAGAATTTTTGCCAACCGACTCAAGCGGCATGACATGGCGCGAGATTACTGATCCACAAGCCACTTTAATTCAATCAAAGTTTTTGAATAATTCAATAGGGGGCTATGCGGAAGCTGGCACATATGGCGCGTTGGACAAGGGTATGACTGCGCTTAAAAACGGTGAAGTTCGTTTGTTTAGTCTGTACGATAAAAATGGACACGCTGTTAACAATGTTGAATTTGTAACGCCTAAGGTTGCAAATGATTCAAAATACAGCAACAAGGCAAACAGGATTACGCAGATGAATGGCAACGGTGTTAAAACAGGCAACGTAGTTCCAGAAAATTATGCAGACCAAATGATGGATTTAGTCAACGCGCTAAACCCTAAGGACATACCGGTAACTATTAAGCAACTATTTCAGGATAGAGGATTAACCCCTAATCCTCTTCCCACACAACGCGCTACTGGCGGTATGATGGAACGCCAGCCCACTGATAACCGCAGATATCTGTAAGGACACAACATGCCAATTGAAAAGAACAACGACCTGCCTGCTGGCAACATAGATGTTGAAGTTGAGAGCATGATCGTAGAAGACCTGCCAGATATAGAAATCGTACTTGATCCAGAAACCGGAAGCGTTGATGTAACGTTGGGTGCGGAAGACGATGAAGTCCCCTTTGGCGCAAACTTAGCCGAGGTCCTTGATTCGAGTGTCTTGCAGCAGATCAGTTCTGAGTTGATGCCTTTGTTTGAAGCGGATCAGGGCTCGCGTAAGGATTGGGAAGAGCAGTATGGCAAGGGCTTAAAGCTGCTTGGCTTTACCTTTGATGAGCGCACACGTCCTTTCAAAGGTGCTGCAGCTACAACGCATCCTTTGTTGACAGAGGCGATTGTGCAATTCCAAGCACAGGCATTGAAAGAATTGATGCCCGCGGACGGGCCCGTGCGCACGCGCGTACTGGGGAAAGAGACGCGTGAGAAGTTGATGCAGGCGGATCGCGTGCGTGACTTTATGAATTATCAGATTACTTCGGTGATGGAAGAGTACACACCGGACTTTGATCAGTTGTTGTTCTATGTTGGTTATGGCGGCTCGGCGTTTAAGAAGGTGTACTACGACGAGGATCGTGACCGGATGGTGAGCAAGTTAATCTTGCCTGACAACTTGTATATCCCGTACAACGGATCGAGTGTGATGAGTGAGTGCCCGCGGATTA